TACTCAGCTTGAGTGAAGCCATTTTGTATAATTGTTTCACAGCCTTCTAACTGGCAAAACGCACCGTTATTCGAAAAGATTATTGTCTGAACTTTAGCTTGAAATGTCATGCCTTGTATTTGGATAAACGAGCAATTACAGGCGGTTATATTAAGTGCTGCATTCTCGATTATGGCTTCCCAAGCCAAGGCAAGTTGGGCAAATTGAAACTGGCCTTCAATATAGGCTGGATCGAGTGGAGGATTATTATTATTTACTATGGTTACGGTGTTTGGTGTGCCATCAAATGTATAGCCATTAACGGGCTCAAGTATGAGCGCTCCCGGCCCACTAAAGCCCATAAGCCGCAACGGTTTAGACACAAATATAGTTTGATCTTCAAAGAGTATTCTTATTTCAACGCCTTCATGAAGATATTTACCTATTCCATCAACTAAGGCGTGCATCTCATCCCCTGTCGAACCTGCTGGAATAGTGACAACTCTACTGACTGTCTCTTCTCCACTGGCTTCACTTGTACTGTCTATCTCACCAGCAAATTTGTACTTCGCGGCATTGCCTGTGTTATTCCACAAGAGCACCGAGAATAGAGCGTATTGGCTACTGGCCACAACTGGTAGATTATTTTGGTGTGAAGAGTTGCCAAGCTCTGAAGCGGTCAACCTATTTGTAGTTCCCGTCTTCATACACATTGTTTGCCAGCCAGCAGTGAGGTCGTCTGGTGTGAATACAAAGATGTCAGAGGTAGAAGTGAACACTAAAAACTTGCCTGTGTCGCTGTCTATGAAGGTATAAGAAGTGTCAGCGATCACCTTAATTTCGTTAATGATCGTCAAGAAATTCTCTGGATCTATGGGGCCATCTGGTGGCGCTACTGTGTCAGGTACTGTCAGTAACAGGTTACCATTTTTATCGAAGGCGAGATACTTATTCTCACGGCCACCTCTTTCTGGAATATTAAAAGGATCGTCAGAGGTCACGTTATTTATCGCTGCATTTTCAGGCAGTTCTATTGTGCCGTCTTCATTCTGTTCGCCACCCGCCAAGGTTGTAACTGAGTTTAAGAGAATTCTAATAAAGTCCTCTACGGTCTCCGCGCCCTGTACACTTAAGAAATCACTAACAGGAATATGAGCAGCGCTAACTTTCGTTATCTCCTGACTAGCACCTGTTGAAGTCTCGCGGCTAAAAGTTTCTCTATTCCGATTAGTATCGAATTCAATATCTTCGACACCCGCTTTCGCTTTTTTGTAATTGTTACTACTCATAAGAACCCCTTACGCTCATTTCAGCATGTTGGCCCGAAGACACACGGCCTATTTCTTCGTTTAGTCTGTCTCGAAATTTGCCTTCATATAGTCTTGAAACTTCAAAGTTTTGTAGCGGCCCGTCTTTTTCGTAACACTTGTGTAAGGTGTAATATTGAAGGGCTTGCAGATCGTTTATTTCTGCTATGTTTTCTCGCGGGTATCTCACGTACCAGATTCTAAAAGCACCCTCAGTAGATAAGACGCTAATGACCGCGCCTTCTTCATGATTAAAATGGTTTACGTCGGTGCCATCTTCTTCTAAAACTTCTGAGTCGATAGTGACCCCGACTTCTGAGTCGAATTCCTCTGATACTGCGGTTGAAATAAATAGGGGGTTTTCTGTATCGACAACTTGCACGCCATCGACAATTAAAGGCTCTACTTGTTGCGACGTTTCATACCTGATTATCGCGCCAAGTTCGCTGTCAATTTGTCTGTAAGTTGATAAAACGCTACTGTCTGGTATTGGGTAAAACCTTAGTTGGCGTTGCCCGTCAAGGTCTTGATAATAGAAAATTGGGTTGCCGCGCTCTTTCCTGTAATTTGCGCCACCATTATAACCACGTGTCTGCCTTCCACCGTACCCACGGCCTAAGTCTCTTGAAGTGGTTTTAGTTACAACATCACCGTCGCCGCGCTCTATTCTATCAACAATAAAACAGTCGTCAGGCAATGTGTAAATTTCGGAATTTTCCCGAACGGTTAAGGGACTCTCAGCCCTAAGAATCATTGATTTTTCACAATATTCTTTCTGGCCCTCATTAATGTAGTCTATGAGTTCGAGCTTTGACCAACGGGTAAATTTTAAGTCACCCGTTATTCTAGTCACTCGCTCAAGGACTTTATCAAATTCATGTGGCAGTGCCATAAGAGTCCCCTTAGTTTAGAATAATTCTCTGATGTAATACTCTGCTTGTATCCAAAGCTCACATGTGTCGAGATCCGCAGACGGGATAATGTCAATAGTTCTGCCAGCGGAATTGTAGCGAACGCCATTGGCTGCATAAGCACCTGCACCGACAGTCAGAGCACCCGCAACATTTAAGTCGAAAGCAGCGGCATAACCGTCCACATCGTCAGTGTCACCAACATTACCCGTAGCCGCCGTACCTTCAGCGGTGGTAACCTCTAAAGTCACCTTAGTTACGACTGCGTTAATTGGCAGAATAAGACATTGCACAATATCGGAAGAGGTAACGTCTTTAAACCCGTCAGCTCCAAAGTTAAGCACGTTCTCAGCAGACATAAGATGACCGCCGATGTGCTGCATTGGCTTGTTTGCCGCACCTTTTAAAAATTTGGTAATTGTAGCCATTTTACTTTCCTTAATTTAATTTAGTTAAAAAGGTCTCCGAAGAGACCCCCGATCTTAGCTTACAACTGAAGCTGTGTAGTATTGGATCATGCCGTTATCATCCAATACGCCTTGATCTTCACGATCAAAAGCGAGCTTCGAAACACCCTTGATATCACCGAGGGCAATACCGACTTGATTTTTGTAGTCGAACAATTCTTCTGTCCACTGCATGAACCCGCGCTGACCATCCATCAAAGGGCCACCTGCCCAGTTAATAGCACCAGCAGCCGCACCCATAAATAGGTTACGAGCAACAGTTACAGAACCTGCGTTGACTTCACGAACGACCTTGTCACATTCAATAATGATCACACCATCGATAGTAGTGATGCCGCCGTTAAAGAACTTCTCGCGGCCCTTACCTTCTTCACGTGCATAAGGCACATAATCAGGATCGAGCTTGAGGTCTTGTAACGCCCAAGGATCTAAGAATAGAAGGAACGTTTGACGACCAAACATCGCATCACGCCAAGGCTTGATTTTCTCAGCGGCACCAGCGGCACCAGTGATAGCATGAAGCTTAAGACGGCGAATACCTTGGACGGAAACGATATCAGTAGTGGCGATATCATCTATACCAGCAACTGGCACACTCGCGTCGTGAGCTGCGGTGGAATCTGCGGCTAGTTCGCGGTTAGTTGATGGAGTCGTAGACAATGCGGCAAACATTGAGTTGTCAGTTTCTTGAGTTTTCCACTCAAGCAAGACTTCTCGTGCATTGTTACGGTGATCGATTGAAGTACGTTGGTTGGAAAGACCAAGACGGAAACGAACTGCATTCCGTCGCTCAATGGCGGTCAGCGTCACTGAGCCGTAGTCCATTGGTTGTTCTTTACCTTCCAGAGTAACTGAGCCAGTCACCCCTGAATCTTGATCCAGTAAGTACGCTTTAGGAAGAGTGAGCTTATCGCCCGCCATCTTCATTAGTTCTGTCTTAGCAACGAAAGGCGATTTCATACTTTCAGAGGTGTAAGGTCTGAAGTAAATTTCGTCTACGTGCTCCTTAAACATTGCATCCGACCACTGTTGCTGTGTCAACTGGTGGGTTGTTTGGATATCCATTAAAGCCATTTTATTTACCTATAAATTATGGCCCTAGTTGCTCATTGCTCCATTTTTCTTAAACGGGCTATCAAATAATCCTTTTAGCCTCTGTTTAGTTGGTTTCTTTGCCCGATTTGGGGCAGAAGAAGGAACATTACGCAAATTGGGCGTTGATGTTTCATTACCTTCTTCCTGTTCATTGAGGATCTTTTCACGGAGTTGTTTTTCGAATGCTTCAGGGTCTGCCGTCATCGCAGCGACTTTTTGAAGCTTCACCCCTTCTTGATAAGCTGTAAGAGCCTTATTATTGGAGGTTTGTATCTTTTCAACGATTTCGGGATGAAACGCCGCAACTGCCTTTAGACTGTTAATCACTTGGTCATAGTCGTCATGTAGACTACGCTGTACACCTTGTGCTATTTCTACCTGCATTTGCTCTGCACTAAAACCTTGTTGCGCTGGCCCCGCTTGTTGCTGCATGTACGTGAATGCCTTTTGGGGGTCATCATACATCATGTCTTGCAACTGCTCTTTAGTCATTGCTTCGGGTTTCGGTTCGGCGGGTGCTTGGCTCATTGCATTAAGCCGCTTATCTAACTCATTGATTCTCGAATCGTTAAACGATTGAAAGTCAGTGTGCCGCTTCTCTAACGCTTTAAACTCAGCATCGCGAGTATTGTACATAGCTTCATAATCAAGCTCTGTAACTTCATCCTGTACAGACTCGTCTATCTCTTCATTTTCGATAGGGTCTATAACTTCGTCATGCAAGATTTCTTCTTCAGTAGTATCTGCAACCATTGGGGTAGCCGTAGCATCCGCAGTTGTTTCTGCTCCTGCTGGTGGATCGTCAAACAATCCTTCCATTCTGTTGTCATCATCTGGCATTTTATTTCAACTCCTTAAGGGTAGCCGTAGCATCCTTTTTCATTATGGGGCTATTGGGTAGCTGTCGCATCCTGCCCCCCTTGTGGTGGCGGTGTAAGCGCTGCCACAAATTCCTCACCGTTGGGAAGATTTGCTAGTTTAAATATCTCTGCCATGAGCGGCAGATTATTTTGTAACGCTGGAGAAACTTTTATAAGCTCTACTAAGCTATTAAGAGTTGCTTCGTTCGCGTTATTCGACTTAGTTGATTCTGTGATCACTATGTCGTACTTGAAAATGTCTTTGATTTTATTGGTCTCAACGTTGAAAATCCCTTCATCGGTTGTGACTTCTTCAGTACCATTGAGGGTTACGTTTTGAGTTTGACCGTTAGGCATTTTATACCGCATTACCTTTTCCATAGTCATATATTGAGCCATCAAGGAGATGAACTGCTCAGCACATCTTTTCTTGGTTTTCTCAAGTGCATCATAAATCGAAGTTAGTACGGTGTTACCTTGCCTAAGCCTCATTGAGATAGCTGTACCTGACCTGACATTAGACGAAAGCCCCTGAAGTTCAGGGTTCACACCGCTAACTCTTGATAGTGCAGTTACACCAATATCGAAGTGCTGGAATGCCATTGCAGCGTCCCCGCGATTTTCTTCAATACGAACCCTATCTTGTGATAGAGCACCATCTTCGAAATCATTGATAATTGCATCGGGTTTACAGATTTCCTGCTGAACCTTAGCAACGTTAGGCAGTGCACCTTTTTCGGCCAATATTTGTCTTGTACCAAGTATGTGCATAGACTTTGAGAATGAGCGGTTGATTACGTCCTGTGGGTCAACCAAATCTTTAACTAGACCATACGGCATTCCGTGACGATCTTTCATAAAATAAGTGGGGATAATGGGGAATTGTTCGTGCTTTCTGCCAAACTTCTTCGGCTCAACTATGAATATATTTTCAGAGAAAACACAAGTCATAATTTCATTTTTCTTAGTCTTGTCATTGAGCTTATAATACCAAGCTTGAACAAGTTTAATTCGTTCGCGTTCTGAGTCTACCCATTTACTGGGGTCATCGAGCAAGTCGTCGAAGTAAGAGTCTCGCCTACGTGTAGGCCTATGATCTTCAAACATTCCCTCTGGTTCATCCTGATTAGTTGCTAAGGTGTTAAGCTCCGCCTCTTTATCTGGATACATTTCTATCGCTACATCGAGGTCAACCCACTTAGCATGAAACACGTGACGTGCATCTGAATAATCAACGCGCTTAGCTGCGGCATCCCAGAAAACTTCTTGCCAGTCAAGATATTCTCTTTCAATATCCCCGCTGCCGTCCCAGTCTTGCCATAATGCCCCACGCCCACCTATAACACCATCTTGGAAAGCGGTGGTTATTTCATATTGGAAGTAAGTTTCTGCATTTAACTGGCGGTAAATATCGGTAAGAGCTTCGGCGGGTAGTGTGTCTGAATCTTCGGAACCTACAAATTTTATATCGGTTCGGCCCTGTATTTCTTGGCCAGTAACCAGATTGACTATCGATTTAATCAAATTGAATTTAAGAGCTGGTTGAGATCGGGCCTTAAACTGCATTAACAGCTCTTCCGAGTATTGATCACCATGAAAGTAGTCATGCCAGATACGTGCTTTTTGTCGCCACGGCCTCTCATTCTGTGCTGACGCGTTAAACCATCGAGTGACCTTTGAGAGCGCACTTTTAAGCTCTGGCGTAAGCTCCGTATTAGGAACAATTTCGTTAAATTCCTCTGGCATAAGTAAAACCTATTGACGCTAATCATTGATTTTATCAATCTTTACTTATAAATTCATAGTAAGAATCAATAGTTTCAAGTAAATGTGCGAGAAAAGTTTATGTCTAACTTGGAAAAAGTAGAGAAAGACAGGCGAAAAGCTAAGAGGCATGACGAGCTTTTAGACGAATTTATCTATCGTACTCTCACAGGCGACAACGCCCAAAAGCAATGGGACGCGTGGGTAGAGGTAGACCCTAAAGGATTCATGAGTCTTGCCGTTAACCGTAGCTCGAAGCCTGCCCCTATTAATCAAGACTTTCAGAAAACTATGGGAAGCTTGAGTGACTTGCTACTGAATCTCTACACTGTTGAAGATATAGCCAAATTACTCAAGAAAGCACAAGAAAAAATCTACTTTCTTGAATATGAATATCAAAATCTCAAAGAGCAGCATGATCTACTTAGACATAAGTCTAGGGGTAAATAATGTCGATTATCACAGATAAAGAAGTCCAGTTTCTCAGAAAACAGCTTATGACATACATGCACCATTGGCAACAAAGCCCCGTCGCCTTCATTTACGAGTTAAATATCGCTAATGTGCTGCCGTACCAAGCAGAGATCATGCAGTCAGTAGTAAATAACAAACGGACAATTGTTCGCTCTGGCCACGGCTTAGGGAAGACTTTTATTATGGCGCTTATTGCCATGTGGTGGCTTTGTAGCCACTGGAAGAAGGGCGAAGGCTGCTCAATTGTTGTCACTTCCCCAAGTGCTGCAAACCTTAGCACTGTTTTTATGGCTCAACTATCAAAATGCTTTGGCCTACTTCCAAAATACTTTAGAGACCACTTCGAAATTAACGCTGAATCTATCTATAACCGTACCGATTCCAAAGGCTGGCGACTCGACTTACGCACAGCACGTAAAGAAAACCCCGATGCTATGCAGGGGCAACACAATGTTCTTTTCCTAATTGATGAATGGTCGGGCGTTCCTATGGAAATCTACCGCGTGATTGAAGGTGCTATGTCAGACGAGGGTTCGCGTATACTGGCAATAGGAAACCCGATCAGGCGCTCAGGCTGGGGGTATCAGGCATTCACGAAGAATAAGAGGCTCTGGAAAAACTATCACTTAGACGCTGCTATCTACCACAGTGAAGCTGAGTTTGAAACTGATTGGGTAGATATTTTAGGCCTACACCACCAAGATTATAATAATGGCCGCGTTGACCCTAAAGAGATCCAAAAATGGTTAGATATCTCTGGCGGTGACGAAAATGGCTATGATTACCGTATACGTGTACGCGGCGAATTCCCTATGGCAGGCAAGCACCAGTTTATCGACCTCAGACATATTGAGGACTGCTTTAAAAATGACTTCTATGGCGAACAAACCAAAGCTCATACATTAGCGGTTGATCCTGCAACTAGCGGCGGGGATGATATCGCCTTAGTTCATCGGTGGGGTTCAAACCTCATGTGCATCAAAACTTGGCAGCAAGCAGACACAAGAAAGATTGCTTACGAGGTTAGAGACTGGTTACAATCCGAGGGCAAAGCCTTTCACTTCAAGTTCGTGGCTGTCGATGCAATTGGGGACGGCAAAGGCGTTTACGACTCGCTTTTAGAGATGAAAGAAGGCGGTGCACTTCGCAATATTGACGCAGTTTTCCAATATAAATCATCCTACGAAGCCAACAATAAAGAGCGTTTTGACCGCAAAAGAGATGAGTCGTGGCAAGCAATGAAAGACTGGTTTATCGACGATCACCCACATTTCCACAAAGACCATATCATCCAATGCGAAGAGCTTAGAGAAGAGCTTGTTTCTCTCACCTTCGACTTCAGACAGGGCCGCTTAAAACTTGAGTCAAAAGTAGACCTGAGAAAGCGCGGTATCAAATCCCCAAATATTGCCGATGCATTGGCTATGACCTTTAGCCGTCACGATGACACCGAAGAGACCGAAGTTTTAGACCGATACCAAAGGGCACTACTTAAACACATGGAACATGAAACGCTAGACTGGAGGGCAGTTTGATGAAAAAGAAAATGTCAGCAGCAACTAAAAAGAAACTTTCCGTAGCAGCGAAAGCCAGACATGCAGCGACACGTGCAGCGAAAGAACCGAGCATTGACGATCAAATGAGCACTATGAATGATGAAGGGCAAGTCAATCTACAGAACGCTATTGCCCAGAACGCTATTGCTAACTATATAGCTCAAGTGACAGGCGAGTTAGATAACACTAGAAGAGTCAGAAAGGATAAGTGCCATCGTCACCCCGATGTCAATGTCAAGGCTGGCGATAACTGTCCTGTCTGTATCAAGAATACACACGTGCATAACGCAATGGTAGAAGCTAAGAAATTTGTTCTACCTTGCCCGCAATGTGGTGATGCCTCTCGCTCTGAAGATGGCGGTATTATCCAGACATTTTATTCCAAGAAAGGGCACTACGCATGTGCTATGTGCCAGATCGATTACAACGTCAAAGGCGAAATAGTCACTTGGCAGGGCGGCAAGTCTCAACAAGAAGTAAACAACGAAATCCTATTCAGGAAGAGGAGAAACTAACATGAGTAATTCAAACGCATTGGGCACAAGAGAGTTCACAGGTCAAGGAAATGACGCTTTAGTTGGCGCTTCCTCTTCGCAAGAAATATGGAATACTGGTTTCGGAAATTATACCTTTGGCCGTGGCCCTAATTTTACGCGCCCTGTCCCTAGATTCATCACATGCAATATAGCGGGCATACTTGTCTGCACAGGTTGGGCAGACTCTGAAATCGCAGTGACTAGAAATCTTCTTGCTGGCCAAGTTTTGAGCTTCAGACCTATGTCTCTTACAGCGGCTGGAACCACCGCAGAAATTATTCTGGAGTGGTAACATGCTACAGGTCGGGCCGCACGTTCGGCCACACACTAGTTTTGCCGCTGTTTTCGCTAGTACCCTTCCTATTACAGATAATTTTAGGCTTGAGCTAAATACCCAAAACGCTGGCACTAGTTTAAGTAATCAGTTTACTTTGCCTCTTATAGCTGGCGAGGCCTATAATTTTATTGCTATAGTTGACGGCGTAGACCAACCGCCGCACACTACCGACGTTTCACCAACTTACACCTTTGCTGTGGCAGGAGTAAACACTCTTGAGATCAAGCCTGTTCTAACAATCACGGCTGGTTTCTCAGGCGTGCGTTTTAACAACGGTGGGGACAGGCTCAAAGTGCTTGACCTCAGTAGTTGGGGCACGATGCTATGGCCAACATTTGATGCTGCTTTTTATGGTTGCGCCAATATGGTTATAAGCTCTACCGATATTATCCCTGTTGATCCTACAGCGATAACTACAGAGAATATGTTCAACGGCTGCACAAGCCTAACAACATTACCAGCGGTCTTCGACACTTCCAATATTACCAACGCTGACAATATGCTCAGTAGCTGCGTATTGTTAACCAGTTTACCAGCTTATGCTTGGGATTCCTGTAGCGCATTTGATGGGTTCTTAGATAATGTCCTTATTGAGGTAACGAGCTATAACTCTTTCTTAATTGAACTCGATGCTAACACTTTAACTTTTGGCACTCTCGGTGGTGGCTTTAGCAGGGCTACAGCCGCAGGTCTAACTGCAAGAGAAAACCTAATTATAAAAAATTGGGCTATCAATGATGAAGACGGTTTAGTGGTTCAATATAATCTTGACGGTTTAGATGCTAATATTACTCGTTTCGGTGGTGATGATTTTAGAATTGCGCCCGCTTGCCCCGAAGCTAAAGGCTCCCACCTTGACGGGCTCTCGCAGTACTGGACAAGTACAGACGCACCCTTACTACAAGGTATACAAGGTGCATTCACTATAGCATTTTGGACTTGCGCAATTCCAAACGGGCTGAATGGAGATCTTGTAAGATATGGTGGTGGTGGTTCTGGTGCAGATGGGTTCTTAATAAACTCGACACCTTCTGGGTTTTTGGGATTTTTTAGTAATAATATATTTAGTAATATGGGGCTCTTCGCTAACGGAACAAATCAGCATATCGTCATCACTTATGATGGGACAGATCTAAGAGCTTATTATAATGGTGTGAACGTTTTCACAAGTACAGTGACAATGAACGTTTTTTCATCAAATATACTAACTTTGGGCTCGAATATAACTAACAGATTCTACAAGGGTTTACTCGACGATTTTAGATTCTACGACAGAGTTATAAGCGCTACTGAAATCACCGTACTCTTAAATAGCACTTGTGACTTTAGCCCTAGCCAGATTACGACTCAGGCATGGTATGACGCTTCTGATATAACTTCAGGTAATATCGTTGAATCTGGGCTAGCAGTAAGCCAGTTGACAGATAAAAGCGGGAATAACAAGAACATTACACAGGGCACTGGCGCAAGCAAGCCAATGACAGAAACCCGTCTTTTGGGTGGGATGAATGTCCTCGATTTTGACGGCGTTGATGATTTTCTCTTTATCGCAGACCGTTTAGGCTTTGGCACAAACCCCGACATACAAATTTATGTCATATATAATAGCGATGTCACAACAGGAAATTTACGACTGTGCACTATAGGCGATGGGTCGAATCACCTATCTGCCGCATGTGGTGACCCGTGTTCATGGCGACATAATGGTGGTTTTGAGAGTTACGGGAACGCTTCGAGCCTCACTGATGTAGTAAATGTATGGGAACGGCCTTTTCTTGGTGATTATGCAGACGATAAATTTTATGAAAATGGCGCTGAACTTGTAGGAAGCGGGGGTTCTGCCAGTAGTCCAACAAATTCAGCGGCTGCATTCACGGTTGGTGCAGATCAAAATGGCGGCCCCGCTACACATTTCAACGGTGTCATGGGTGAAATGATATTGATTGAAAGTAATTCTATTTCAATTAGGCAGAAAGTAGAGGGGTATCTAGCTTGGAGGTGGGGCTTAGTTGCTGTTCTCGACGGGGGTCATCCATATAAAACAGAACCACCAAAGGAGTAGATCATGGCTAATGAAATTATTCAACAAAAAGAGGGCTCCGCAGACAACGTCTATGAGCAGGTTGCAAACGGCGTTGAAGGTGATATATGCGTCATTCAAGCTGACGGTTCTAAACTTTGGGTCACTCCCCAAACAATTAACACTACTGGTGTTGGCGCAGAGGATGAAGTCTACAGTACAGACGATGGCGGGGATAATGTTTTCCGTGCTATCCCAGTAAATTATTGGCTCCCTTTCTGGGATGACGACTCCGTTAAAACTGGCACATTAGCGTTAGACTCTGGCTGGACTATGCTATCAAATAAAGCTACTGCCGGACGTCCAGCTCCACAAGCAAGTGGGCCACCTGAATACGGCTTTGATGGTCTTGAGGTATATACTGAGGAAAGTAATATTTCAGTTGTCTACTCTGGCCAAAGTTACACGTTTCTAAAAGACGGTTGGATAGAAACCATCCACGTTCGCGTGCCTGAAGTAGGCGCGAATATTTCCTATCGATTCATAGTAATCAACGTGACAACAAACACCGTAACAATTATTGAAGAACCCGTCCTCGTCGCTGGCAATTGGAGCCCAGTTGGTATTGGCTCACAGATTGTTAGAGTTGGTGAGCAATGGCTTGTCTATATTAGTGCTGTAAATTCAAGCGCTACCACCGTCGTTACTGGTGATTGGAGTAGAGCTACCAATAGTAATGGCGATGCCCCTGCCACGGGTTCATGGGTTACTAGAAATAACTTCAACACTGTTAAGATTAACAAAATAGATGATGTAGCGGCAGATAGATCAGCTGAATTGTTAGCTGTGCTTCCTGACACGACTTTGTATTTTGAACAGTTCGATGACCCTACTAAATTTATGTCCTTTAGAACAACTGGTGCTGCGGTTGATCAAGGTGCTTTTGTGGAGTACGAAACGGTGCACCTTACCACTGGCAGTGGCGGCGAGGCTGGCGAAGCTATATTATCCAATGCAAGCTTCACTATTCCTATCCCCGAAGCTACGAAATACTATTCTGTAACTAATCATTGGGTAGGCGATCCAGCGAGCTTCGCAAATATTACAGGCTTTTTACAGTACGACGGCGTTTCCGTTGGCGGTAATGATGATAACGGTTTTGGAATAGATCTTCGTTTCCAAGATGCCTATATTTCCCCTGACTGGGATTTAGTCTCACACTCTGGCGCTGTTGGCGGCACGGTTTCACGGGCTCAAACTGTATTTGAAAGCTTTGCTGTACGTATCGCGACAGGTCAATCCGTACTAATAACCCCATCCCAAGACGACGTAGCTTTAGTTTTCGATCAGGCCAGCGGGTCTTTTAAACTCAGCTCCGTTAGAGACTTGTCATCTTTAATTTATACTGACGCTACACTTAGTGGCTTGGGCACAGACATAAGCCCGCTCACTGTAAACGACCCTTTCGATATTAGTAGTCAGGCCTTACTTGGCAGCGCGATACAACCACTAGATAATGTCAGTGCACTAGTCAATGACGCTGGCTATATCACGAGTGGCGCTCAAGCTGGCGATAACGTCAGCATTTTTGTTAATGACGCTGGTTACTTAACAGCCGCAGTGCAGAGCGGCGATAACGTTTCTGTACTTGTCAATGACGCTGGTTACTTAACAGCCGTACCAGTGCAGCCATACGGGGAAATTTATGCTTCTAGTAATTTAACCCAATCAATCGGCAACGCTGGCGAAGTCTTAGCCTTCAATGCAAATGGTGCCCAAAGTGGTACTACTGCGGATCAAGCGAATAACCGCATCGACATTCCAACTGCTGGCGACTACAACATTGAATTCAGCTTCAGTGTTGACTGTGAAAAACAAGTAGAGTTCGAAATCTATATAAGAGTCAACGGGTCGAATGTTAGGCAGATTGGAACGATTGGAGTTAAGGACGACCCTGATTTCTTTGTCGGAGCTGGCCTTGGTGCAATACTCGGGTTGAGCATAAATGACCAAGTTCAAATTTGGATTGATCCAGATGCCAATAATAAAGACTTTGACATTATGGCAGGATCACGGCTCACAGTTACTAAAGTAAACTAGGAGAAGGACATGGCACCGTACAAAAAGACCAAAAACTA